TTCAAACCTTCTCTCTCCAAGACAGTCCAGATCGTTCCAGAATCACCTTTTAATAAACCAGATACAATAAACTTCGATGAAGAATGATGCAGAAATAATCCCGATCAAACGAGGGGTCGGGCTAATTGGTAGCACAGAACCTAGAGTTCACACGCCTTTACTGAAAGGTAAAAGCAAAGCGGATGAGGTGGCCGATCTAGCTAAGAGGATCGGTCTACCTTTAATACCCTGGCAAAGATTTGTACTAGATGATTTGTTATGTGTAGACGATCAGGATAACTGGCGTAAAAAGACAGCTCTAATACTGGTAGCTCGTCAAAATGGCAAGACCCATTTGGCTCGTATGCTTATATTAAGTCATTTATTTTTATGGGGCTCTAAGAACGTACTGGGTATGTCCTCTAATCGTAATATGGCATTAGATACATTTAGGCAAGTTGCATATACCATAGAAGATAATCAATTTCTAAAAGACCAGGTAAGGCAGATACGCCTGGCTAATGGTCAAGAATCTATAAGCTTACTTAATGGCGCAAGGTATGAGATAGCCGCTGCAACAAGAGATGCACCACGTGGTAAGACTGCCGATTTTCTATACATAGATGAATTACGTGAATGGACAGAAGAAGCTTTTACAGCTGCACTGCCTGTTACACGTGCTAGGCCTAATTCGATGACCTTAATGACTAGTAACGCAGGTGATGGATTTAGCACTGTGCTTAATGATCTTAAAGAGCGCTGTTTATCCTACCCGCCAGATAGTTTAGGTTATTACGAATGGTCAGCACCGCAGCACTGCAAGATACATGATCGTAAAGCTTGGGCATTAGCGAATCCAGCATTAGGTCATTTAATATCCGAAGAAACCTTAGAAGAATCAGTCAATACAAATAGCGTAGAAGCTACACGTACTGAGATGTTATGTCAGTGGATAGATAGCGCTGTTAGCCCCTGGGTTTACGGATCTATTGAAGCTTGTAGTGATAGCACATTAGAGATACCTGTCGGGCCGATGACTATAATGGCCTTTGATATTGCACCTACTAGAAGATCTGGTGCGCTAGTTATGGGTCAATTAAAAGATGGCAAGATAGCAGTAGGTCTAGCCCAGTTATGGCAAAGCGAAGTAGCTGTAGATGAAGTTAAGATGGCTAGTGATATTAATGAGTGGGCAAAGAAGTACCACCCGCATAAGATTATGTTTGACAAGTACGCCACACAAACTTTAGCCACAAAATTAGAACAAAGTGGCTGGCGTATCGAAGATTGCAGCGGCCAGGCTTTCTACCAGGCCTGCTCAGACTTAGCAGATGGTTTGGCAAATAATCGTGTCGTTCATAGTGGGCAAGCGGATTTAATACAGCATCTTAATAACTGTGCAGCTAAAACCAATGATACTTCGTGGCGTATTATTAGGCGTAAATCAGCGGGCGACGTGACAGCGGCGATCAGCCTTGCTATGGTCGTGACTCAATTAACTAAACCGCAACAAACTGCACAAATATTTGTCTAACTTGCACCATTAGTCCGATTTATGGTATAAAGTATACCTATGGGTCTATTGTCTGCTTTGGGTATAAATAAAAAAACTGAAAACGTCCAAGCGCAATACGCCCCTGCAATTATGGACACAGCCTATGGCTATGGTTCATTTACAACTGGTGTTGGTAATTTTCCAGGTGGATTAGATAGAAATTTTGCTATGCAAGTACCTGCCGTTTCACGTTGCAGAAATCTTATAGCTGGTGTAGTTTCATACTTGCCATTGAAGCTTTACAAAAAGTCAAATGGTGAGGAGTTGGGGAACCCTCTTTGGATAGATCAACCAGACTATCGGCAACCAAGATCCGTCACCATATCGTGGACTGTCGATAGTCTTTTATTTTACGGAATTGCTTATTGGCGTGTAACAGAATTATATGCAGATGATTTAAGACCATCACGATTTGAGTGGGTCGCTAACAATAGAGTTACATTTACTACAAATAAATTTGGTACAGAAGTTAATGAGTATTTTATAGATGGCGTATTAGCACCTATGTCTGGTATCGGTTCGCTTATCACATTCCAAGGATTAACACAAGGTGTATTACAAACGGCAGCACGTACAATACAAAGCGCTTTAGATATTGAAAAAGCAGCAGCTGTATCAGCACAAACACCAATGCCAAGTGGTTACATTAAAAACACTGGCGCAGATTTACCAGAGCAACAAGTATCTGGATTATTAGCACAATGGAAGCAAAGCAGACAAAATAGATCTACAGCATATTTAACTTCTACTCTATCTTACGAAACTACAGGATTTAGCCCTAAAGATATGATGTATAACGAAGCGCAACAGTATTTGGCCACACAAGTAGCACGTGCCATGAATGTACCTGCATATTACATAAGCGCAGATATGAATAACAGCATGACTTACCAAAACATTATTGATGGTCGCAAAGAGTTTGTAGCATATTCACTACAGCCGTTTATCTGTGCTATTGAAGATCGTTTAAGCATGGATGATATAACCCCACGAGGCCATGTAGTTAAGTTTGCTATAGAAGAATCATTCTTAAGAGCTGACACAATGAAGCGCCTAGAGGCATTAGAGAAAATGATAAATCTAGGTTTAATCGATGTGGAAGAAGCTAAAGAAATGGAACAAATGACACCTAACGGAAGAGAAACAGAAGATGAAACTTACATTCAGTAGCCACATAGAAGCTGCCGATACAGAGCGCAGAGTTATTGCTGGCAAGATCGTACCTTTCGAAGAGGTAGGCAATACTTCCGTTGGTAAGGTCGTATTTGCTAAAGGGTCAATAGATATAGGCGATCCTGGCAAGGTTAAAATGCTTATGCAACATGCACCAGAGCGCCCAATAGGCCGCATGCAAAAATTTAATGAAGAGCAAGACGGAATTTACGCATCATTTAAGATCAGCGCATCTATGCAAGGTCAAGATGCTTTAATCCTTGCTGGCGAGCAATTAATCGATGGTTTATCTGTCGGTGTAGACGTAAACAAGTCTGTACAGAAAAAAGATTATTTATATGTAACCAGTGCAACACTAAGAGAGGTTAGCCTGGTAGAAAGCCCAGCGTTTACAGCTGCGCAAGTTACTAAAGTTGCTGCTAGTGAAAACGAAGCAGAGGACACAAATCAACCAAAAGAAAGCGAGGCTCCTGTGGAAGATTTAGCAACAGCGCCACAAGAAGCAAAGGCAGAGGCTGCTACTCCTACAGTAGAAGCTGCTCGCCCAGTAATTACAGCACCACTTATTCAAACTTCTGTACGTTCACCAATTAATTCAATGGGATCATATACAGAGCACAAAATTAAAGCTGCATTAGGTAATGATGATTCTAAACTGTATATTGCTGCAGCGGATGACTCATTTTCAACTAACCCAGCATTTAACCCAACACAGTACCTAAGCGAGTTTGTAACTAACACACGTTTTGGCACACCAGCAATCGATGCATGTTCACAAGGCACACTGCCAGCATCAGGTATGACAATTAACGTACCATCTTTGGTAACTTCTTCAGGTGGTGGCACAGGTGTAGCACCAGTTGTAACTGTTGAGGCAGAGGCTGGCGCAGTACAAAATACTGGCATGGAAACCGCTTACCTAACAGGCACAGTGTCTAAGTACTCAGGTATGAACACACTATCTGTCGAATTGTTAGAGCGTTCAGACCCTAACTTCTATGCAGAGCTTACAAAGCAATTAGAGTATGCATATTTAAAGACACTTGACACCACAGTATTAACTGCACTACTTGCAGCTGGTATGAATGGTACAAATACATCTGCAGATCTAGACGGAATCGTTGCATTTACAACTGAAGGTGCACGTACTATCTACTCAAATACAGGTTATTTTGCACAGAATTACATCGCTAACCCAGCACAGTGGGGTGCATTAATTGGTGCACAAGATACAACAAAGCGCCCAGTATTTAATGCGCTACAACCAATGAACGCAGGCGGACAAGTTAATCCAACATCGATTCGTGGTAACGTACTAGGACTTGATCTATACGTAGACAAGAACTTCTCAGCTACTACATTTGATGATGATTCAGCAGTTATTCTTGCACCAGAGGCTTTCACTGTATATCGCTCACCTCAGGCATTTATGTCTGTTAACGTAGTATCAAACCTACAAGTACAGGTAGCAATTTACGGATACATGGCAACAATCGCAAAAATGCCTAACGGAATCCTAAAGTACAAGAAGACCTGATAAGAACCATTAATTAATAATCCCCTGGGGTTTAGTAGCCCTAGCCCTGGGGGAGCTTTTTTAGATAAGGAGTATAGATGCCAGCCACATATGTAACAGAAGCTGAGTTACGCAGTAATCTTGGTATTGGTACGCTCTATACCTCGGCTACAGTTGAAGAAGTCTGCCAAGCAGCGCAGGACTTACTTGAAAAGTATTTATGGCATAATGAAGCGCCAGTAGTTGCATCTATGGTACAAAATAATGTAGCTACATTAATGTTGGCTAGTCCTGGCATGTTTACAACAGGACAACAAATAACAGTGACAAATTGTGGTAGCCCATATAACGGCACAAACACAATCACAGGCACATTTCCATATACAACTGGTACAACTAATTTACTACCAGCAATCTATTGGAATTGGGCGACTATTAATTTTCCTAATGGATATTCATTTGTACAATTTGCAGAAACTGCAGCCGATGAGAACTTTCATTTAATTTTACCCTATGGTAATGCACGAGGCCCAGAGCACAAATCCCAATCTTATGCGAGCACCCCAGCGATACGAGAAGCGGCCATGATCGTTGCCGTGGACATCTGGCAAGCAAGACAAGTAAGCCAGACAGGCGGGGTCGGTATGGATGGGGTCAGTGCTAGCCCTTATCGGATGGGTTATCAGCTGATTAACCGAGTGCGTGGCCTCATTCAGCCGTATTCATCACCTGCATCACTGGTAGGTTAATATGCCAGCTGCGATTACCACACTACGTAGCACACTAGCCACAGATCTTACTAATGCTGGCGTGTGGTCAGTATTTGCATTCCCACCAGCTACATTACTTGCCAATGC